CTGGTGCTACAACCACAACCATCAACGTAAATCCCGGATATAGTGGCGGAGTATTAGAGACTAAAATTACTGGAAATGTAGTCCACAAAATAGACAATGCTGGTCACGTTACCATGCCATTGCAGCCAGCGTTTTCTGCACAAACTAGCGCGGCTTTAACAGACATTGCAACTGATGCCGGTAGAAACACAGTTAAATTTGGTACTCAAATATTTGACCTAAATGCAGATTTTAACACAACCACTTTTCAATTTACTGCGCCAGTGGCAGGAAAATACCAACTTAATACAATTGTGTACGCTGAGAATTCTGATGCTGAAGCAAGCTACATAAGAGTGGAAATCATGACTTCAAATAGAAACTATACAAACATCATTGATCCAGAATACTCAGCAGACAGAGCTAGAGTTATATTTACACTTTCTGTGCTGGCAGACATGGATGCTTCTGACACAGCACATATAGATATCGGGCAGCACGAAGGCACAGCACAAATGGATGTACCAGCATCTACGAATAGTAATTTTTCAGGCTTTCTAGTTTGTTAAACAACCAAGGCGAAATAACCTATCTTAAAGGAGATAAAATATGGCAGATTTAACAGTAACAATAACGGTAAACGACACAATGCAAGCAATCATGAACAATGATTTGTTGAGCATAGAAGATTGGATAACGGACGCTGTTGCAGGTAAGCAGAACAACTGCTGGAAACGGTTCCAAGCCGGATGGACTACGAAGCTAATGAATGACGATAGCTTTACAGATTCCATTCCAAGTAACCAAGGAGACTTTGTAACCTTGGTTACTGATAGAGACGATTACAAGACACGCAAGCAGCGTGATGAGGCTGATAGCCTTTAAAATTAGGGAGAAATAAATGGAAACAAAACACATACAAATTCACGATCTAGCAAACGTTCTAAATCTAATAGATGTAGCAGCTAAACAAGGCTTGTTTGGTGGAGATCAATTGACAGCAATCGGCGCGATGCGTGAGCGATTTGAGCTTGAGCTGAAAGAGCAAGCACCAGCCGAGGATAATGTGGCCAACATAGAAGAGGCCAATGGCTGAAGAAACAACTGAGGTTGTAAAAAATATAGCCGATGCAGTTTCTCTAGGAGCTGTTGCTGGCAGTCTAATGGGCTGGTTGCCACCGTTGGCAGCTTTGTTAACTATAATCTGGACAACCATTCGAATTTTAGAAACGAATACGGTAAAGAGCTTTGTTAACAAATTTAAAAAATGATCTTCGAATCAATAGCCGCTGTGACTGCCGCTTTGTCAGCGGTAAATGGTTTGATGAGTCAAGTGAAAGAATCGGGTGGGCACATCAACTCTGTTTTAGATCGTATGCAGGGTATCAATTCTGGGATGCAGCGATTCGAGATCGAGAAACGAGAATCGATGACTCAACCGCTTACTCCACAGGAAGCAATGAAGCTTTCGATGGCGAAGCAACAAATGAACCGCTTTCACGAAGAATTAAGAAACATGGGTATTCTTTCAAGGGATCATCAAAAATTCGTGGAAGAATATTTCCGAATAATGGAAGAGTCGAGGCAAGCGCACGAATCATCGATAAAAGCCTTGATTGCAAAAAAGAAAGCCAGGAAAGCCTTTCTTCACGCTTTGTTCGTTTACTCAGTTGTTTCAGTGGTGGGTCTTTTGATTGCTGGAATCGTAATTACTTTAATTGTGTTGGCCTTTTCAAATTGAATGAACAAAGTTTTGTTGGTGTTTCAACTTGTCCAGATTCTTGAAAATGTGGAACCGGCTGAGCAGCCGAGTAAGGAGATTTATTTCTACAGTCTTTCAAAGTGCGTTGCCGTTGCGGAAGGACTTAGGGATCAAAGAAACAGAAGTCATTACCGATACAGCAAAGGCGAAATCGGCGCGTACTGTAAAGCCGTCTACGTCAAAAAAGAAAAAGAAGAAGCAGGATTGATATGGGATTGAAATTCAGTAGCTTAAAAGGAATCATCAACGCGGTTGCGCCAACGCTAGGTACAGCTCTGGGTGGCCCTATGGGGGGGCTGGCTGCGCAAGCGATTAGTGCGGTGTTAGGCGTAAAGCCTGAAGCGAAATCGATTGAAAAAGCATTGCAGAGTGCCACGCCTGAACAATTGGTGGAGATCAAAAAGGCTGAATTAGAGTTTCAAAAGCAGATGAAGGAATTGGACGTTGATGTTTTTAAACTAGAAAATGAAGACATCCAGGGCGCTCGTAAAACCTTCTCTGGAGATTGGACTCCAAGAGTCTTCGCCATGACCATTGTTTTTGGATTCTTTGCGTTTGTCTTTTACATCGTTTCAGACGATTGGAATCGAGAGATGGAGCCGCTTCTTAACATTATCCTTGGTGGTTTGCTTGCCAACGTCGCATCAGTGTCTAGTTTCTATTTTGGCAACTCGCATAAGGCTGAAGATTAATGAATGTCACTGCCACTGAGCCAACCCAAATTGCCTGGCGATCTGTTGCCACCAGCAAGATTGAAAGGCTGGTTGGCAGCAACGAGAAGCAACAGCGCCTGGTAGTTGAAGACATTAAGCCAATTTTGTATGTGAGCAAGGCTGGAAAGATTGAAATGCAAACATTGCCCTCAACACAGAAAGTGGATTATTTGGCATGAGCGAAAGACTGATTGAACAACTTAAAATCCACGAAGGTGTCGAGGCTTTTGGATATCACTGCACGGCTAACAAGCTCACGATTGGCGTGGGTAGAAATATTGATAAGGATGGTGGTCTTGGACTTTCTGAAGATGAGATTGATTTACTTCTCAAAAACGACATTGATCGCTGTCGCAAAGAGCTGTCGAAAACCTTTAGCTGGTTTGATGGTCTGGATGCAGTTAGGCAAGACGCTATGTGTAACCTTCATTTCAATTTGGGTCTTACTCGCCTTCTCAAGTTCAAGAAGGCTTTGGGCCATATGGCGAGTTCTGATTTTTACCTGGCGGCAGATGAATTCCTCGACTCGCAGTGGAAAAACCAAGTTGGAAATCGAGCGATTGAAGTAACCGACCAAATACGCGATGGGGAGTACGACTAATGCCTTTACTTCCTTTAAAAATTGCGCCAGGCGTTGTAAAGAACGGCACGGTATTTCAGCAATCAAATGCCTGGAATGATGCAAACCTGGTGCGCTGGCATGAAGGCACGATGCAGCCTATTGGTGGATGGCGTGCGCGTACAACGAGCCAGATGGATGGTGCATGCCGTTCTCTGATTACTTATGTGGATAACTCAAGCAATCGCAGAACGGTTGCAGGCACAAACACAAAGCTCTATGTCATAAATGAGGCTGGGAGCGTTATCGACATAACGCCAACTTCATTCACCACCGGAAATGCGTCAGGCACGCAGAATCTTGGATGGGGTGGGCTGACGTATGGCGCTCACGCTTACGGCGTGCCAAGGCCAGACACTGGTTCTTATGGGCCCTGTGACACTTGGAGCTTAGACACCTGGGGTGAATATGCGCTGGGCTGCGCCACAAGCGATGGCAAGATTTACCAGTGGGCCAATGCCACTGGCGTTATTGCGGCGGTACTCAGCAATGCGCCTACCAGTGTGAATGCCATTGTTGTTACACCAGAGCGATTTGTTTTTGCGCTTGGTGCAGGCGGTGTTGGCAACAAAGTTCAATGGTGTGATCAGGAAAATAATAATTTGTGGGCTGCAGCCGCAACGAATCAAGCCGGTGACTTTACCTTGAACACTGGCGGTAACTTAATGCTGGGTCAAGCCATGCGCGGTGAGACTCTGTTGATCACTGACACTGACGCACACGTTGCGCGGTATCAGGGGCCGCCATTTATTTATGGATTTACGAAAGTCGGTGAAGGATGTGGCGCAATCTCTAACAGTGCTTGTGTGGTCGCCGATGGGTCTGCTTACTGGATGAGTAATCACGGCTTTCATGTTTACAACGGTTCGTTGCAAGCACTGCGCTGCAGCGTGGGTGACTACGTGTTTAGCAATTTAACTGAAGCGCAGCGCAGCAAGGTGGTTGCGGTGCACAACTCTCAATTCAACGAGGTGTGGTGGTTCTACCCGCATGGTGCAACCGAAAACAATGCGTATGTGGCTTACAACTATAGCGAAGGCCATTGGACAATCGGCAGCTTGGCCAGGACTGCTGGTGACGATTCTGGTGTGTTTCTTTATCCCAACATGGTCACCAGTGATGGCTACATCTATGAGCATGAAGTGGGTTTTGATTACGACTCAGAAACTGTGTTTGCTGAAACTGGACCAGTTGAGATTGGCAATGGCGATCAATTGATGGTGGTAAAGAGCTTAATCCCAGATGAAAAAACGCTGGGTGATGTGAATGCAACTTTTACCACTAAGCTTTATCCGACTGCCACTGCGTCTACTCACGGGCCTTACGCGCTGGCAAATCCAACTTCAGTGAGGTTCCAAGGGCGTAGTGTGCAAATGCGAGTCACAACCAATGTGGCCACCGATTGGCGCGTAGGCACTATGAGGCTCGATGTGGTGGCAGGTAGTAAACGATGAGATTGCCAAATGCACCAATTAAATACCATTCTGGGGAAATGCAAAAAGCGTTTTCTGAAATCGAAAGAAGCGATAATTTGAACCATAAAAAAATGCAGGATCTTGAAATAGGTGACGCTCGTTTGATCCTGAAGTCTCCAGATGGCACTCGATATAGCGTAACGGTTGACAATTCTGGCAACCTATCGGCGGCAAGTATATGAGCGAAATTGTACCAAATTTGGATGCAGAAGAATTGTGTGGGCCTTATGAGCATTTGATTAGACAGGCTCTTGCTCATGCTGGCGGCACCCATTGGTACGAAGATATTTTGTATGAAGTGCAAAAAGGCAATATGTTTTTTTGGCCTGCCGAAAAAAGTTTTATGCTGACTGAGGTTGTGCAGCTCCCAAGAAAAAGAATCTTTCATGTTTTCTTGGCGGCGGGAAGCTTAGAAGAGATCAAAGAAATGGAGCCGTCACTAGAGCATTACGCAAAAGCGATGGATTGCGATTACATCACCCTGGCTGGGCGAAAAGGCTGGGGCAAAGCGTTAGAAGAGTTGGGATATAAAATCAGTCATTTTGATGTGGCAAAGGAGAT